GGCGGCACGCCGCCCACGTTTAAACGTTTTTTTTGCGCGCGAGGGGTGAAAAACAGGACACCCACCCGTTGGTGAATGCAACGGTATGGCGAGACGACGGATCCAGCCCAACGCAACGGGAGGAAAAACCACATCCAACCGGACCACACGGAAAAAGCCGGCGGGTCGGGCTGGGAAAAAGCGGGCCCAAACTCCGACGCGTGCGTCGAACATAAAGGACCTTGCGAAACCCAGCCCCGGCCGGTCGGTCAGAAAAAAACCAGGACGCACGCCGGCGAGACCCCCCCAAAAACACCAGCCCCCTATCAAAGCGACGGAGTCGCCGCCCGTGGTGGGTGTGTTTTTGGTCGACACGATGGAACGGGTCGCCCAGGTCTGGGGGGTGTCGGTCCATACGGTCAAAGATTGGCGCAAGGCGGGGATGCCCGGCGACGAGGGGCAATGGGATGTAACCGAGATCTGCCGCTGGTACCACCGGCATTTCGGCACGGGAGCGGTCGGCGGAATCGGCGAAGACCTGCGCGAGTCGATGGCAAAAGCGAAGCTCGCGCGGGAGGCGGCCCGGGCGCAACGCGAGACGATCGAAGTGCAACGGCTGCAAGGGTCGCTGATCGATGTCACCGAATCGGACGCGCGGCGGATGGCGATCGTGCGCTGGGTGGTCGGCGTGTTCGATCGGGCGGGATCCGAGTTGGCGAGTGCGATCGCGGGCAAACAGCCAGCAGAGGCGAAACGGCGAGTGATCGCCTACTTCGACAAGCTACGACGAGAGGTGGCGGCGGGTGAGTGAAACATGAAAGCGATCACGATCAGTCAGCCGTGGGCGCACTTGATTGTCCGCGGCGAGAAGCGAGTAGAGAACCGGACCTGGCCGACAGAGCACCGGGGGCCGCTGGCGATTCATGCGGGGAAGTCGCTGGCCGAACTCGATGCCTATGACGGACCGCTGACGGATCGGGAGTCGATGGCGTTCGGGGCGGTGGTGGGCGTGGTCGATCTCGTCGCCTGCCTGCGGGTTAATAACCTCGAGTGGTTCGCGCGCGAGACGGCGGGTTTTCACTGGCTTCGGACGCACGTCTTCGCGACGGGGCCCTGGTGCTGGATTCTTGACAATGTCCGGCCGCTGGCGAAACCGGTGCCGTACCGCGGGCAGCAGCGGCTGTGGGAGCTGCCAGACTCGGTGGTGATGCGGCCCGGTGGCGGCGGGTGAGCTGGCGAAAAAAATAGAAGAGATAAACAGAAGGTAACAAAGAGAGCGAAAAAAGAAGAAGCGAATAGACAAGATTGACAAGATGGACAAGATTCAAAAGACCCTGATTCTGATCCTGCCCATCCTGTTCAATCTGTCCATTCTCGAAAGGTGAAAGCGTAGTGCGTAAACCCGACTGGTCGTGCGATGAACATTGCTTTGATTTGATCGATTTACGCGATTACGTATCGGTTTCGCTTACCTGTTTGACGTTTCGCCAACGTAGGGTAATTGAGATGCGTTACGGTTTGGGCTCACATATGCCTCACACTCTTTTAGAAACTAGCAGGTTATTTGGGGTAACTCGCGAGCGGGTTCGTCAAACCCAGGCTCGCGCCGAGCGCCGACTGCGCTTTTGGTTCGAGCAGCGTCCTGCGGATTTTTTTTGGCGTTGATTTCACAACACAAAAAATGGGCCTCAGGGAACGAGAGAACAAGAGAGAAGAAGGAATAGCCACAGAGGACACAGAGAGAAGGAAGAGAGGAAAACAAAACCAATCTTACTCTCTTTGAACTCTGTGCTCTCTGTGGCGAATGAATCAGAGGGGAGAGTACCTCGAGGTGAGCGACGACGTGTGCAGTGCGACAACTTGAGCTGTTCGAGGCGGACGAGCGGGCGGCGTTTCAGCCGGTCGAGCCGCTGCGGATCTACGAATGGGCGCCGCAGTTCGTTCAGATCACCGAAGGGCCGCTCATCGGCCAGCATGGAACGTCCGTGGCCTGGTCGGCGGATACGTTCCCGCTGCAAACCACGCCTATGCGGGCCCTGGACGATCCGCGATGGTCGCGGGTCTGCCTGCTGACCGCGCCGCAAGCGTTCGGTAAGACACTCTCGACCGCGGTCCCGACCCTCCTGCACGGGGTGCAGCATCGGCAGGTGCCGGTTATGTACGTGGCGGGCAACGCCGATCTGGCGAACTCGCAATGGAAGACGAAGATCAAGCCAGCTATGCTGGCCAGTCCGAAACTCCGATCGCTCATCCCGGACAATACCGACCTGGCGGGGAACCGGTTGCAACGTGACTTCACGAACGGAACCTGTATGCACACCGTCGGGTCGGAGTCGATCGGGAACCTGTCGGCCAAGACCTCGCCCGTCATTATCTGTGACGATGTCCAGGCGTACGGCACGCTGCCGAAACTGGGTCATCCGGCGGACTACGCGGCGACCCGGACGGGATCCTACCCGCTCGATGCGATCACGATGGTCTATATCGGTACGGCGACCACACAAGAGGACTGGCTCTGGCAGGCGATGGCGGCGTCGGCGCTCTTTGTCCCGTTTCTGCCCTGCCCGAAATGCGGCACATACCAGATGATCGAGTTCGACCGGTTTGTCTTTGAGCCGGACCCGAACGCGGCGATCGCCGAGACGTGGATGCGATGCGCAAACGCGAAATGTGACCGCCGGATCACGTTCGACGATCTGCCGGCTATACTCACCCGCCATGTGTGGGCGTCCATGCCGCCAGACGAGCAGTGGGTTACGCAGCCGACCGAGGGCGGGGTGACGATCGATCGGGACACGGCGGACCTGTACCCGAACACCAGCCGGCCGACGCATGCGGCGGGGTTCTGGTGTAACGCGTTTTACTGGCCGTGGGGGCGGACGTGGGGGGAATGGGCGGCCGAATGGCTGCTGCGGGCAGGGAACCCGGACTCGCGCCAGGACTTTCAACAGAACGTGCAAGTCATCCCGTGGGTCGAGCCGAGCGCGGACGAGGACGCGATGACCGCCGAGGAGATCGCCGGCCATGCGGTTACGGGTCACCATTGGAAGACGGTGCCGGCCGATGCGGGCGTGCAGGACGGAGATGGTGCGGTGGTCGTGACCGCCGACGTGCAGGCGGGGTATGTCTGGTACCTGGTCCAGGCGTGGCAGAGGTCGAACGGGCGGAGCTGGGTGATCGAGGCGGGGAAGTTCGGCCGGAAACTGGAATCGATCACCCGCGAGCTGCCGACGAAGCGGGACCGGACGGAACTGTATAAATCGCGGGTCATGCAGGCGCTGGAAGGGCTGTGGCGCAAAGAGTCGGACGGCTGGCCGATCGTTGCCCCGACGGGCGAACTGGTCGGCACGGCGCACGCGAGCTGGTGCCTGATCGACTGCGGATACCTGCGGGAGACAGTGCAGATGTTCTGCAAGCTGCGCAACGGCGGCCAGGCACGCGGAAAGTGGCTGCCGGTCGAGGGGTCGCAAGCCAAGGCGCGCGGGAAAGCGCCCGTCTGGCCGGGGACCACGCGGCCGACCCGAGAAAAGAAAACCCGCCGGCTCTATTGGGAGTGCAATACCAACCGAGCCAAGCTCTGGGTCCGGGACATCCTGGCCATCCCGCCCGGTGAGCCGGGTTCCATGGCACTACCAAACGATATGCCGGCTAAAATCCGGGATTGGTACTGTAAACACCTGTGCGCGGAGGAGTGGGACGCCGGACGCGGGACGTGGAAGGTGGTCAGCCGGGAAAACCACCTACTGGACGCGGAGGCGATGCAGATGGCGGGCTGTTTAGCGGCGGATGTGCGGCTGCCCGTGATCGCCGAAAGCGAACATCAGCCGGAGCCGGTGACCAACTGGTTCGCCCAACAGAAGGGGAGAGGAAGACGAAGAAAATGAAGAATCGCCACAGAGTTTCGGAGAAGCAGAGAAGAGAAGGGGAAGAAATAGCCACAGAGGATGAGAGAAGAAGAGAAGGACGCGAAGAGACAGGATTAACAAGATGGACAAGATGGGAAGTTATCGGCTTATGGCTGACAGCTGAAAGCCAATAGCCATAAGCGAAAGGTCGCACGGATGCGATTGACACGAATGGGTGGCCCGGAATGTCCCCTCTGTGGGTGTAGCGATACGGTCGTGGTGCGGCGCATTACTCAATATAGCCGGGACCGCGAGAAGCGGGTGTGCATGTTCTGCAATCGCACGTTCTTTACCGCCGCGGAGACCGCACCGCTGGACGCCAAGGAGCGCGAGGCGGACCGGCGGCCGGCAGTGATCTATCACCCGGTGCGGTGCCCGGAGTGCGGCTCGGTCGATACCGTGGTGACCAGTACGCGATCGCCGATCCGGCACCATAAATGCCGGAACCCGGACTGCAACGCCCGGTTCAAAAGCTGTGAAGAGTGAGGAAGAATAGCCACAGAGTTTCGGAGAAAGCAGAGAAGAGAAGAAAGCGAATCGACAGGATTAACAAGATGAACAAGATGAAAAACCCAGTATCTGATCCTGTCAATCCTGTTCATCCTATCCTTTCTTCTCGGTCAAATTACAGGATCTGTAATTCCCGCCATTAAATCATCTTCCAAATCCGTGCCGGATGTGTTGCGCTGCCGGCATGGCCATCACTGTCGCCCAATTCCAGAGCCATCTCGACGCAGCCCGGACCGCGATCGGAATCACGGACTATACGACCGCCGAATCGGAAGCCCTCCAAGCCCAGACGTGTCTGGCGGGGATTCCGGACGGCGAACTGGACGGGAACCGCGTCGAATGGCGCGAGACGATCCGCGACTTGCTGGCCAATATCCGCCGCGCGGCGGGCGAACAGCGGACGACCGCGGCCGGCGGTGTGCAACGGACGAAGACCACTTACGCCAAGACGACGGATTGAGAGAGCCAGCTATCAATGGCCACGCTGATCCAGAAAATTCGACGGCGGTTCCGGCGGCGGGCGAAAGAGGCCACGCCGCTGACGCTGCGCCGATGGGATGCGGCTAAGACGGATCGGCTCAATAAGGCCCACTGGCAGAAGGTGACCGGGACGACGATCAATGCCGACTTGGCCGGGGCACTGTCGACGCTGCGGACCCGGGCCTGCTACGAGGCGGCGAATAACCCGGACGTGGAGGGGGTGATTAATACCCACGTCATCGATGTGATCGGCGCGGCGGGGCCGCAACTGCAGATCCAGAGCGAGAACGCGACCTACAACGAGAAACTGGAGCGGGTTTGGCGCCAATGGTGGAAGCGGCCGGATATTAACGGTCGGCTCTCCGGCGTCGAACTGCTCGATCTGTGGCTGCGCAACTGCTGGACGAAGGGCGAGTTCCTCGCCCAGATCGTGACCGATTCCAAGACGGCCGGACCGATCCAGACGCGAATCCATAGTCTGGCCCCGGAGCGGCTGGTCACGCCGGTCGGTGCGATCGGGAAACAGAACGTCGTGATGGGCGTCGAGCTGGACGCACTCGGCAAGCCGTTGAACTACTGGATCGACCAGACGGACGAAGGGGCGTTCGCCGGAGTCGCGGTCACGCCAGATAAACCCATTCCCGCCGCACAGATCATCCACCGGTTCCGGGTCGTCGAGGACGGCCAGGTACGCGGTGTGCCCTGGCTGGCGGGTGGGCTGCAGGCGACCGCCGATCTGCGGGACTACGACGCACAGGTCATGGACGCGGCCCGGCAGGCGGCGGATATGTCCGTGCTGCTCTATACCCGACACCCCGACGCCCAGTACGTGGCCGTGAACGAGTCGGTCGAGATCGAGCGGCGGACGCAATCGACGCTGCCGCCGGGCTGGGAGCCGTACTCGGTCAATCCGACCCAGCCGTCGACGCGATACGTCGAGTTCGTCGAAGAGCAACTGCGCCGGATCGGCCGGCCGGTGAATATGCCGCTCATGATGGTGAAGCTCGACTCGCGAAAACACAACTATTCGTCCGCCCGGTTCGATGGCCAGATTTATCACCGCGGCAACAAGAAACTCCAGGGCTGGCTGGCGACCGATACGCTCGACCTCCTGGTCGACTTGATCGCCCGGGAGGCCGAACTGGCCGGCGTGGTCCCGAAACGGCCGGAATCGGTCACATACTCCTGGAACTGGCCGGCCCCGGCGTCGGTGGACGAGACGAAGGACGCGAAGGCGTCGCGGGATCGGCTGGACGCGGGGACCAGTACGCTCCGCGATGAATGTGCCCGGTCGGGAGCCCACTGGGAAGATATTATCGAGCAGCGGCAACGCGAGCGGCAGCGGCTCGAAGAGGCGGGCCTGTACGACACGTCGACCGCTACGGGCAAGGCGATGGAGGACCTGGCCCGCGCGGTGCGGGCGGGTGTGCCGATCACGGTCGGCGAGGCGCGGACGGCGCTGGGACCGCCCGAAGAGCCGGACACCGAAAAGGGGACGCTGCGGTTCAACGATCAGGACATCCTCGCCTACCACATCGAATCGGGGGTTTTGACGATCAATGAGGCTCGCGGGCGACTCAACCTGCCAGCGGTGGGATGGGGCGATGTCCCGGTCCGCCGGGCGAACCTGGCGGCGGTCACGCCGGACGACGCCCGCGAAGCCGATCACGATACCGACGCGGGCGATAGCCACGCGGCGACGGAAACCGAAGGGGACGAGACGGAGACGGAAACCGAAACGGATACGGATGAGGAGTAAGAACGGGGAGAAAAATCGCCACAGAGTTTAGGAGAAAGCAGAGAAGAAAAACAGAAGCTGGATTAAACGGGCGACTCGCCCAATCTGTGTTCTCTGTGGCAAAACAGAGAAGAAGCGACAGGAATGACAAGATGAACAAGACGGGAAGGAAAAACGGCCACAGAGGATGAGAGAAGAATGCGAAGAGACAGGATTGACATGATTTACAGGATTAAAAACCAGAAGAAATCTTGTTCATCATGTTCATCCTGTCCATTCTCAGAACTGGGGACGAAGGGTCGTAATTATGGCACATAAGAAGGGACCGATGGGCCAACGCGAGAGGGTGGACCGGGAATTGACCACGCGCTCGTTCTCCGTGCGGGCAGGAACAATCGACGAGAGCGGGCGGAGTATCGAGGCGGTGGTCTCGACCGAGACGCCGGTGACGGTCATGGACTGGCAGCGGTGGGAGCTGATCGACGAGGTGCTCCTGACCCGCGGAGCGGAGCTGCCGGACCAGGTGGTGCTCCTCGAATCCCATAGTACAGCGTCGCTCGATGCCGTACTCGGGTCGGCCCGGAACCTGCGGTCGGAAGGCGATCACACGGTTGGCCGGCTGGTGCTGACCGCCGGCGACGAACGTGCGGAACGCGGCTGGCAGAAGATCAAACAGGGGCACCTGACCGACGTGTCGGCCGGCTATCGCGTACTGGAACACGACGACATTCCGCCGAACACGACGCGGCGGGTGGACGGAAAGGAATATTCCGCCGGCGAGCGGACGCTGCGGATTACGAAACGGTGGAGCTTGCGTGAAGTCTCGCTGGTCCCGATCGGGGCCGACGAGTTGGCGAAAGTACGGGAGGCACCGCCGGGACGCCTCGGGAGACCTACGGGTTTAGAGGAGACCAGAACAATGGATTTTGAACAGTGGTTGCGACAGCGAGGGCTCGACCCGGCGACGTTGAGCGACGAACGCCGGGCGGAATTGCAAACTGAGTATGACAGCGAGCGGTCGGCACCGGCCGATCCGCCGGCCACGGAGCCGGCTGGCGGCCAGCGGGCGGCCGCGACGGAGCCGACGGCGACGCCGGCGAGTCCAGCGGGAAGCACGCCGGCGAATACGGTGGTCGATACCGACGCGATCCGCGCCCAGGCGGCCCTGGCGGAACGGGCCCGGATCGACCGGATGCGGACAATCGTCGGGGCCGACGGCACACCCGAACTGCTGCAGCGGGCGATCGACGAGGGCTGGGACGATGCCCGGGCCAGCCGCGAGGTTCTGGCCGCGATCCGCGAGGCGCGGACTGGCCCGGTCTCCGGCAACGCGCCGGCCGGCCATTCGCGAAGTCATGAGACGGACTGCACCGCGCAGGCCCTGGCGGCCGGGCTGTGTCATCGAAATAGCATCCCGGTCATCGATCCGAATGCCTCGGATGCGGTGCGTCGGCAGCAGGAACAGACGGCGGAAGCGGGGAACCGGTATCGCGATCTGCCGCTGCTGGATGTTTGCCGCGAGTCGATCCGGCTCTGCGGCGGCCGGACGCCGACTACGCGGACGGAGATTGTACGGCACGCCATTGAGCTGTCGCGGCGGGCGGCCGGGTCGACCGGGTCGCTATCGAACATCTTCTCCACTGCGGTCAACGCGTCGCTGGTGCAGGCGTACCAGGAGGCGCCGGATACGACGCAGGGATGGGTCCGGGAGACGGATGTGGCCGACTTCAAGTCGAACGAGCGGACCATGCTGGATAAGGGCGGCAATCTGACGCGGCATGCCCGTGGCGGGACGGCCAACCAGACGACGCGATCGGACTCCAAGGAAGAGTACAAGGTCCATCGGTTCAGTGGCCAGTTCCAGGTCGACGAGATGGATATTATCGACGACCGGTTCGACGTGCTCCGCCAGACGCCGGCCGAGCTGGGAGCGGCGGCGGCCCGGGTGCGGCCGGATATGGTGTACTATATTCTGCTCGCCAATGCGGCGCTTGGGGCGGATAGCGTCGCTCTTTTTGATGCGTCCGATCACGCGAACTATGGCACGAGCGGGACCGCCCTGGCCGCCCCCACACTGCAGGCAGGGATTGTGGCCATGGCCAAGCAGACGCAGAGTAGCGTCAATCTCAACCTTCGCGCGCAGTATCTACTTGTGCCACAAGACCTTCGGTTCACCGCCCAGGTGTTGCTGAAGTCGGCGGAGCGGGTCATCGCGTCGAGTTCCGGGGGCACATTCAATCCATTACGCGACCTGAATATCGATTTGCGGGTCGATAACCGGCTCGGCGTCGCCGGCGTAACCGACCCGATCACGGGGACCGCCCAGGCGGGCACGGCGACGAACTGGTTCCTTGCCTGCTCGCCCAGCCAGGGTCCGACGATCGAGGTGGGCTATCTGTCCGGCACCGGACGGCGGCCGGAGCTGCGGCAGTACGTGCTCGACCAGGGCCAGTGGGGGATCGGCTGGGACATTAAACTCGATCTCGGAGCTAAGGCGCTGGATTATCGCGGTCTCTACAAGGCGACCGGCGCATCCTGATAAACGCTGATAAACGTAAGAAGTGGAAAAATACTTAACAATGGAGAACGAATCATGAGCCAGGTAGAAGCTCAAACATTATACGGGGCCGGCGAACGGCAGTTTACCGCCGGAACCACCTATTCCAGTGGCGAAGTGATCGAGCTGGACGACAAACGGGCGGGCGTGGTCGGCGGTCTGACCGGGGCGGTCAGCGGCGACCAGGTCACGGTCTATACCGCAGGCGTCTTCGGTGTGAAGGCGGCCAGTGCCACGACGTTCAGTGCCGGCGACGATGTCTGGTGGGATGCGTCGGAGAGTGTGGCCGTCGCTGAGAGCAGCGCGGATGCGGACGCGGACCTCTATCTCGGGACCGCGGTCGAAGCCAAGACGAACGGGCAACTGACGGTCAAGACGGACCTGAACGCCCACGGATGTGTGATGCGGAAGATGGGGATCAATTCCGACCCCGTCAGTATGCCGACCGCGCTGGATAAGTTCATCGAGATTCGTACCACAACCGCCGCGACCAGCGGCGATAAGCGGCTGGCGTATCTGCGACACTATCTGACCGGGGCAGGGGTGACCAGTGACTGCCTCCGGGCGTTCTTGACGGTCAGCGATGTGGCCGCGGCCAACGCGATCGGGACGCACTCGTCGGTCAACTTCGGATCCACCGGCTCGATCACGGGCCAGGCGGCCGGGGTGCGGGCGACGCTCCACGTGCCGAACGCAGCCTTGACGGGCGGGACGTACAGCGCGGCGATCAGTGAGCTGTATTGCGATGGTGCTTCGTCCGACATTAGCGGGACGACGACGCATGCTATCCACCGGTTCATTAACGCCGGCAACGCGACCGGGTATGCCAACCTGGAAAACGTGCTGAGTTTCGAGGGCATGAACTCGACCTCCGTCAAGACGGGTACCGTTGGGGGCACGGGGAAGGGGATCCGAGTCCTCATTGACGGAGTTACCCATTATATCACGGTTGGCACCTCCTGTTCGTAAGCGGGCGAACGCATTCAACCTGTCCGGTGTGCCGGAATATGCCGGACCATGACGGGAGTGAATATGAAAGTGTGTGAACGTGTGAATGCAACTCTGCAACAACAAGTCCAACAGTTGACCGAGCGGCGGATGATGCTGGCCGCCGGCCTGTATGAAGTCGCCGCCCAAGAAGAGTCGCTCGCCACCGCCCGCCGCCAGACCGAACGAGACCTGGCGGCGGTGGACGGTGCGTTGCAGGTCCTAAACGGGGTCAATGGCGAGCTGGCCCGACAGGGAGTCAATAATGGCACGCAAACGCAAGAAGGCAGCGGAAACGCCGGCGGCTGAGCCGGTGGAGCCGGGACCCGATACGGCGACGGTACCCGATGTGCCCGCCGCAGCGGTGATCGACGCGGGGCGGGATTCCCGGCCGGCGACGCTCGCCCCGGCCGACCCGGTGAAACCGCCGGCGAGTCCGCCGGTGTCGCTGGTGCTGATGCACGAAATGCCGCTGGGGAACGGGACCCGCCCGGCGGGGATGGTGCTGGCCGAATTTCGACCGGCGCCAGGCGTCGACCTGGTCGAGGTGTCGACGGCGATGCTGAACCCGGGGCGAATCCAACTGCAGACCCGGTAACGAGGTGGCCGGCGTGGGCATGATGACCGATATGATGGGTGCGGTGCGTGACAGCATGCAGGCACTGGCCGGCGTGAGTGTCGTTCTGCATGGTACGAATATCGAAGACGAGACCGTCGAGGCGGTCATGGTGTCGGCGGCGGGTGGGTTCGAGGAGGAGCGGGACGAAGGCGGCCGCGATGTGCAGACGTATCGGACGGTGACGCTGTCGCCGGCCGTGCTGTCGCATCCAGTGGACCGGTATACCGCAGTGACGATCGACGGCGTGAAATGGTCGATTCGCCAGCCCGCCGAACGCGAGGGCGATGTGCGGGTGGTCCTGCGCGTCGTGCGGCGCCAGGCGGCCGAACGGGCGCGGCCGGGGATACGAGAGGAACCCTATAGCGATTATCGCGGGAGGCAGTAAATGGGCACGGAAACGATGCCGCTGATCGGCTATCCGATCATTCAATACGGATTCGCCGGCCTGTCGGTCGTGCTCATTGTGATCATCGTCTGGCTGATCGCCAAGCTGCTCAAACTCCTGGAGCAAACGAACGCGATTATCGCGGCCAATACCGAGGCGATCCGGGACGTGGACGAGCGGACCCGGGACGAAATGAAACTGATGCGGACGGTCCACGACAAACTCTTGGCCCGGCCGTGTCTGAGGGAGACGTGAACCCGTGACGACGGCGGCGGTAGGGTCCATTGGTAAGGCCGAAGAGAACTTCGTGCTCACGCTGGCGGACGCGGACGCGTTCCGGACGTGGGTCGGGGCGGCGGACCAGGCGGCGGCCAAGAACCGGATCCACCTGGAAGGGCTGCCGCCGCCGGACGATGGCCATACCTATACGCTGGCCGAATTGCAGGCGGTACGGCCCTATGCCATGTTCTTTACCCGGACATGGAATTTGGAGCAAGACGCCGGCGGCGGGCCGTTTGGATATGGGGCGCCCCACGGGACGATCTCGTGCGCGTTCGTCCAGGATGTGCCGTCCGCGATCGCAAACCATCCAGGCGAGGTCGGACGGCGGTTCATCAATACGATCGATGGGATCGTTGTGGATATGAAGGGACTGTCGGGCGATGCGGGCTATTTGGCGATCCGCCGGATCGCCGTGCCTGAACCGTGGTGGCGATCGACGAAAGAAGAACTCGCCACTGAAGGCGATGTGCAGGCGGTCGAACTGCTGTTTGAATACTGAGACGGAAGAGAAGAAGAGAATAGACAAGATTGACAAGGTGTCCAGTTCCTCTCTTTCGCTCTGTGCTCTCTGTGGCAAAAAGAGACAGGATAGAAAACGAGAAATCCGATCTTGTGAATCCTGTACATTCTGTCTGTCTATGACCAGAAAGCGAGGACTTCGATGGCATTCACGCATAAGGTGTTACAGGAACTCACGGTCAGCGGCCGGTCGGTCAGTAGCGAAAACACATATTCCGGCGACGGGCAGGCATCGATCGAAGTGGCGGTGCCGGACGAGTCGTCGGATATGCTGGTCGATCTGGCCTTGGATGTGTCCCAGATTGCATCGATCATCATCCTGGCGGACCAGGTGCTGACGCTGGAAACCAACGACGGTGACACGCCGGATGATACGATCTCGCTCGTCGCGAATGTGCCCTACGTCTGGAACAGCGATAGCTATGACGACTGCCCGCTGACGGTGGATGTGACCGCCCTCTACGTGACCAATGCGTCCGGGTCGGCGGCGACGCTGAAAATCGAATGTGTCTATGACGCAACGCCGTCGTAAGCTGACCGGCGGTACGGGTCTGGAACGGTGTGCCATGCTCCTGAAGAGCACGATCGATTATAAGGGCCGCGTCACGAAGCGGGTGTTCAACGGCTTCCTGAAGGCCGCGTACGCGTTCTGCGGGGCCATGTGGCATAAGGAGATGCTGCCCAAGCACTTTACGCAGAGCGGGGCGCGGGAGTACGGATACCTGCCCCGCAAGGGGGAGCCCGGCAATCCGCACCGGAAAGGATTCTGGGCGAGCTATACCGGTCGGAAGCTACGCGAGAAGGGCCACCGCCGGCCGCTGGAGTGGAGCGGGCAGAGCCGGCGACTAACTCGGATCCGGGATGTGCGGGCGACCAGTAAGGGAGCCAAGGTTATGACACACGCACGCGGGTTCAACCGCCGGAATCCGCACAGCCAGATCAACATGCACCAGGAGCTGGGCCGCGTATCGTGGGCGGACGAAAAACAGATCGGGTGGTGGTTTGATAACCGGCTGGAGCATCAGATCCGGCATAACGAACACCGGTCGACCACGCGCATTCGATAAGGAGAATGGCTATCGGCGTCGCCGGAGTATAAGACAGAGCAACCAGGGGCCGCACTGATGCAGTGCGGCCAATCCGGGCGAGAGGTGGGAGTCATGACCCGCTGAGATGGCCCGGCACCATCGCTGCCTCCGGGGGCTGCACTGTATGGGTGCGGCCCCGTTTTATTGTGAGGCAGACCAATGGCACGCTATGACGTATATGGGGTGGGGGTCGGGGCGAGTAAGGTCGCCGGGGTGACGGCGAACAATATCGTGACGGGCACGGAGGTGCGGGGTGAGCCGGCGGGCGGGGATGTCTACGCCCGCACGCAGTCCATTGTCGCCCAGAAACCGAGGATCGACTTTACCACGCGGTGCATCGCTCAGGCCCTGGCGGCGTGCGGTCTGACGGGATCTTCGATCGCCGACATGTCGGGCGGGCTGTGCGCCTACGCGTACGCGCATGAGGACGGGGGCACGCGGGATGCCGATTCCGTGCACCGCAAGTACAGCGCGACGAAAGGGATCCTTGTGCCAGCGTCGCTGCGGTGTGAGCATCAGGCTGACGCAGAGATCAGTTACGAAGGGACCATCACCTACGATGACGAGAATGACCCGATCGTGGTGA